ACAAAATGACTGATTATTTCCTGATTTGGATCAGCTTTCGCATTACCCCCGGCAAAATTCACGGCATCTAAATATTGGGCGTAAACCTGATGACGGCGAACAATCGCCCCGATACACTCATCAAACTGATTAGCAATACCCGTAACTAAGCCAAACAGATTTGATAGCGTAAGAGTAGGGCGATTGCTTGGGCCGCTGCTGTTACGCTCAAATCCTGTTGCCTCGATGGGGTAAGGGTCGTAAGTCCGCCCTTGCCAAACTACGCTGGTTTTCAGCTCATTTAAACCCGAGTAAAAACGATAAACCCCACCGGCATTGCCGTCTTTGTCTTGCAATTTACGCAAATCTACCTCGTACAAATCAAGCATTGCATTTTGCTCAAGTTTGGCAAGGTCGAGTTTCATTTGGTTAGAAATACTAATTGGCATACTTCACCTATTTAGATAATGTTCCACCTGTTCTTAAATCATTTAACTGATTTCTACGGTAGCGTTGATCGGCGATTTGATCCATTTTTTTCAGCAGTTCCACCGTCATTTGGATATTGCCATCTACAGTCTCTTCACTGCTGACTTTCGCCTCTACGGGTTGCCCGTTATTAATAATTTTGACATTTATCGCCGATCTTTGACCACTTGCACCGCCACGATTAGCATTGGATAAAAAGGTTTTTAAGTCTTGGTTAGTACGACTATCCACTACACGCTCACCTTTATCCAGCAACCAAGTGCCTTCTTTCGGCACATTGTCAATACCGCTGTGAGCCATACCGCCTAATGAGACTGACTGGATATTAGAAATCAAGCTCGCCCCGGCACTAGCAATAGCCGCCATATTTGCAAATTTTTGAGCCGGTGTAATAGCTGTTTGATCGCTCATTGCTTGAGTAATTGCACGATTCAAGTTCAGAATTGATTCCGCAATAGCAAACGCTTTCGACATCGCAAACATCGTGCGGTAAATACCTGATTGCTCTTGCCCTGCGTTTTTCATCACGCCTAACATCGTATCTATCGCCGAACCAAACCCACTAATACTGTTCATAAACAGTTGATGAGTATCAGCAGTCGCCTTAGCATCAATTTGTGCTTTAGCGTTGATAAAATCCTCATATTGGATCAAATGCTGATCGTACATCGATTGCACTTCTGCCAACTTTGAGGCTTGCTCATTTTGAATTGCCTGCATTGGGTCAAATTCCGATTTCCATTTTTCATAAGGGCTAACGGCGTTTTTACCTGCGATTTTGGCTTTTTGTGTGCCGGCGTCCCATTTGGCTTTTTCGGCCGCTACTTCTGCTTGAGGTTTGCTTAATACACCGGCTTGTTTTAATGCTTCAATCTCTCTCAGTTGATTGATGTATTGCTGTTGGATTTCAACTACCGGCTGATATTTGCCTGCTAACGCCTCTTTCGCAAGACCTGCTTGCTCGGTGGTAATCAGGTTTAACTTTTGCAGTTCATCAATTTCCTTAATCTGATCTTTGAGTTCTTCCTCAAACTTCAGACTCGGCACATACTTCTCGGCAATTTCCATTCGCTCTTTAGCATAACGTTCTGTAATCAGCATTTTGGCTTTTTCAATTTCAGCGTGACTTGCACCGGCTTTCTTCGCCTTTTCCAACATTTCACGCATTGAGCGATCTTGCTCAAGTGCAATACGGGCTAATCCATCGGCATTGGCTCGTTCAAGTTCATTGAGGTAGTTTTTCCAGTCGTTACCGTTTTTTTCTTTTTTACCTTTACGATGAGATAAATTATACTCTTTAGTTAAATCTTGACTGTTATACAAACTTTCATAAGATTGAATAACAGCTGCTCGGCTGGCTTCGTCCATTTCAACACCTTCAAGCTGCATTTCCGCTTTAACTTTATTTGCCCCTTTTTTATCACCTTTACGTTCCAATTCAGCAATTTTCATTAGCATTGAATTTCGCTTGATCATCTTTGCAGCTTCATCAGAAATACTGTCTACGCCACCGGCGACTCCATTGAGATTAGCAACTGCTCCGGCTGCCATTAAGGCAGTTTTTACAATTGTGCCTAAAGCACCTGAAAGCTGTAAGGCTTTGGCACTGGCTATATCGGCAGCAATAGAAAAATTCCCAACGGAAATCGTTAATCCGTCATAACTGATTTTGGTACTATCAATTTGAGGGAACATTGCTCGAAATTGAGCTTCTACGGCTGAAATTTGAAATGACTGTTCGTTCATAATTTCATTTAACATTTCTGCCGAAGCTCCCATTAGCTGTGCTTTATCTCGAAATGCGTCAAGAGATTGCCCACCTTCGACAAATTTTAACCCGAGCTCGGTAAGCTGGTTTTTAAGCACTGAGAAATCAATGTTTTTATTCTCTTGAATTTGTTTTAATTTGTCGTTTAATTCGTCCAACTCTTTGAGGGTACTTTCACTGTAAAAACCAGCCAAGCCGTCTGAAGTTTGCAATGTACTAATTTGGGTATAAATACTTTGAATTTGCTCTTCATAGTTTTTCATTAAAGCGATCTGCTCTCTCAGCGTATCAGCTAATTTAGCTTGCGATAAATTTTGATAAGACTGATTAAGACGCTGATTTGCCGCTTCGGTATCTAATGCAGCCTGTTCCGCCTCTTTAGATTTTTGATAGAAATAGAATAATGCCCCCGCTGCTAACATAATCACACCGGCAGGTCCGCCTAATAACGCCATTGCACTACGTAAGCCGTTGGCTGCAACTGTTGCCGCATTTTTCGCAATAGAGGCTTGCCCTGTTGCTGCAGCTAAATTCCGCATTGCCGTTGCTTCACCATTTGCTAAGGCAGTAATCAGCTTAGCTTGTTGAGCAATTTGAGCCCGAATAGCAATTCTGGTTTTTTCACTTTGAGCTAATGCCATTGAAGCCGTTAATGCCCTCATATTAGCTTGAGCGGCTGCTAATTCTGCGGCCGCTTTTTGGTGAGTTGTTCGAGCAACCTCTAAATTTGCTACTGCTTGTTGATGAGTTTGAATTTTAGCAAAGGTTGCGGTTGTAACATATTTACCTAGATGTGCTACTAATACTATTAATCCAGCACTGACAAGATAATCAGTATTTTTAGCTAAAAATGAAATTGCTTCACCTAAGGACTGAGTGATTTTAAAAGCACTATCTAAATCTGCTACTGTTTTCATTGCCGCATTTTGAAGTTGCTGCATTGCTCCGCCAAAACTTATAGGCATTTGAGTAAACTTTGCTTCAATATCTTTAACACCTCCGGCAAAAGCTTCAAAAATAATTTTAGAGGTTAACTTACCTTCTGTAGCTAATTTCTTAACCTCTTCCCGACTTTTACCTAAATAAGTCGATAGTGTATCAAGAATAATCGGAGCGGCTTCTGCAATTGAACGAAACTCATCGCCTTGTAACTTCCCTGAACCTAATGCTTGAGAAAGTTGTAATAATGCACTGGCTTGTTCTTGTGCTCCTACACCACCAACTGCCATTGCTTTGTTGATCGTTTCGGTAAACTTCAACACCTGCTGCTGAGAATAACCATAACTTTTTACTGCTTGTGAAGCTCTCACATAAAGCTGTGTTGTACTTTCAAGGCTGGCACGGGTGTTTTGTGCAATACCGAATAGCTGTTGCTGAACCTGATTAAATTCTTCCACCGATTTTGTTGCAAAACGAACTTGGTTTTCCATCGATTTCATCTTATCTGCGACATCGAAAAGGGCTTTAATACCTATTCCTACTCCGCTTAATTCCAAAATGCGGGTTAGGCGTCCAACACAATTTGCTAAACTCTGTGCGGATTTTTCTGCTTTTAATGAGGCTTTTTCAAGGTTATTCAGTTCAGTTGAAGCCTGCTTCATTCCGTTTGATGTTACTTGAATAGCCAATGTTGCTAAATCTGCCATATTCACTCCAATGAAAAAACCGCCTGTAGATTAGAGCTACAAGCGGTCTGATTTCGTTAAAAATTTACTACTCTTTCGGTTGATAGTGATTTTTCCAATTATCTTCACCCGGAATAACCACATATTTAGTCTCAGGATACATTATTTTTTCAATCGGTTTTTTTAGTCTTTCTCTACTGTTTTGCCACACACTCACCCAATAGAGCAAAATAGCTATCACTGATATTGCTACTACAATATAAAGTATTGTTGGATTAACTAACAAAGCTACTACAATAAAAAACAAAATTATTTTATAAAAAACGCGAAAGATAAATACCATTTTTATTGCCTAAACGATTAACCTATTCAATGTAAAATGATTTACTTCTGCCCTGCAAACACCTCGTATGGGTCTCTATAATCATCTGCTACAATGCCGATAACTTCTTCTGCTTTTGGCCCCATAAACTTACCGCCATAAGGGGCTTCAACGGTGTTACCCTCTACTTTAGTTCTAGCCACTCCTACAAAATGCACTTCTTCCCCGGCAAACTGAGTTTGACTGATAGATGTAGGTAATAAGTTGATGGATGATAATGATTGATTATTAGATAACAGTTTTCTCTCGGTGATAGAACCACTTACTTGCTTATTAGCGAAATCAGCAGTAAGTGCTAACTTCCCTTCACTATTTGCACCAAATGATACACCAGAATAACGAGCAACACCTGATTTTGGTAAATCTTGGAATTTAGTCGCTAAACCAAATTCACCAACATCATCAGCTGACGCTCTTTCATCAATAACACGACCATATTCATCGGTTTTTACATTTTTAGGCAACACATAACCAACACCCGAATAGGCTAAATTATAGGCTTTCCCTTTTTTGCCGTTACCTAAATCTTTTTCTACAAAACCGATAGGCTCTTGAGCTAACTCAATGATCTTGCCATCAACATTAATCTGTTTAAGTGCCTTTACTTGCTCCTGTAAACTTGCTTCAACCTGAGATAGTGCACCTTTAACCTGACCTTGTGAATTAGCAACATCTGAAGAGGTGCCATTTTGAGGTGCTGCTTTAGGTGGCTCTTTTTCCACATTTGTATTATTTGGTGATGACCCACCACCTCCGCCACCGCTGCCACAAGCAGATAAAACCAAACTTAATGCAGTAACTAAAACTAATTTTTTCATTTGTAATCTCCTTAGAATAACCTGCATCATTCTACACAGAAATCGTATTATTTCGATGTGATTTAGATCACAAAACCAGAAAAAACTACAAAACTACCTCTCTTAAAGTTGCCGACAAGCTCCATTTTCCGCCACTAATAGTTGGATTCCATTCTTCACAGCGGAATTTCCCCTCTTTCCCGCCGTAAGGTGTCCAAAGAAAAGCCTTATAGCCGCCTTGTCGTTCAAAAAATGCCTCAATCTGTTTAATCCGTGCTTCTGTGCCGGTGAAAACAGCGGAATAAGTGCGGAGATTATGGTTTAATCCTTTCGGGGCAACTTGTTCGTAACCGTCACCAAAGGCGATTTTCATCACTTCTGGCTTTCTCTGTACGTTAAGCCCCCAATTGGGCTGAAAGTTGAAAGTATCCATACTACTCCGTTTGTTGTACGTTTAAGTAAATCATATCAAGTTGCTTAATTGCTCTGATTTCCCATTGCTCAAGATGGCGTGAAAAAAGCCTGTTCCACGCTTCAATTTCAACGTAGCTAATCGGGTTTAAGCTCATTCCTGATTGTCGGCTCATTGCCAGCTCGAAAAACCATCCCAGCAGATATGCTACCGCCGGGCTGGGTTCAGGGTTATGTAGCTCTTCGGGCGTAATACCGGTTTGCGTTTCGATTACCTGCAAATGTTCTCGTAGTGTGCTCTCGCTTCCTTTGAGTTTCTTGTCCAACTGAAACGCTTTCTCGGCATATGCCAGCAAGTCATCAATTAGCTCTTGAAGAACTTTCCCAAATCGTTCGAGTGTTCAAAGATTTGCTCCACAATCCAATCACATTCGGTTAAAAGTAGCTCCGCATTCTGGTCGGAAAACTCCAACGGTTTTTCGTTCCATTCGACATTCTCCCAGCCGGTTAAGCGGTCAATCGCCATTGCACGACTTTCGGCAATCATATCGCCTAAGCCTTTGAATTTCGGCTTGCGGGATTTGGCATTTTCCAGCTCTCTCATCTGTTCTTGGCGTAATTGTTTTTCGGCAAAGCGTTGAGCCTTATCACTCTTAGCACTCACGACGCTCATAAACACGCCGAGCGGTTCGCCACTAACAGGGTGAACCAGCTCAAAACGGTGTTCGGCTAACTGTTTTTCTTTACTTAATGCGTTTAAATTCATTTGGGTTTCCTTTTGTAAATTGGGGATAAAAAAGACCGCTTGTTTGAGGGCAAGCGGTTAGATACGGTTATTTTTTTGCAAAATTTCGATTAAGCGAGGCTGTCTTGCACAATCATTGTGGTGGCGACTTTTAGCACGTTGTCGATTTGGCTTGCTGAATCCCATACCGCAGGGAATGCGTCAAAATTGAGTGTCTGCATAATGTTTTTCGCCCCATCGTCCAACTCGTTTGAGGTCACTTTTACACCCGGTAAGATAATGGTTAAATAGTCGGTATCGGTACGCTCTTCGGCATCCATTCGCAAAGCAAGGGATAAATCTGTGCCGTTACGCACCGCATCAATCATCGTCTTGTCTTGGAAGTACATCGTAAACGATCCGCTCACTGCCACTGTACCGATAAAGACATCAGGGGCGTATTTTGCCCCTAATACCGGCTCACTGCTTGCCCCTAAATCAATGTCCAGTTTAAAGGCCGTCACTAACCCGACTGGGCGTTTATTGACCTGCAATGAGCCTTTTACCCCTGCCAGCTTGCCGGATTGGGTTAAATCGGTGGGATTGGTAAAATAGGCTGTTGTACTTTCTTCGCCTCGTTGCCCTAAAAATGAGACTGTAATCGAGGCAATACCGTTTGGTTGCACATCAAGGCTGAGTTTCGATACACGACATCCCAAATACTGGCGGCTGACGTTGATGTCTTTGAAGACATCTTCCAGCGTGAAACTGTCGGAGGTGTGGCTGGTTTTCGGCACAATCAAAATTTTACCGTTTTTCTCGCCGGTGCCGTCTGTGGTTTTGGTAATAATCGGCTTTTTCGCCTGAGCGGTAAATGAACCACGTAATGCAGCCGCAAAAAATGCCGCCCATTGTCCGGCGGCTAGTTCGCCTTTAATATCGCCTTCGACCTTTTCAAAGCCGATCACAGAGGCGGAGCGTTGTAAATCATCTCTGATCTCTTCCGATTGATAACTTTCAAAATTGGTATTGAGTGAGGTTTCAACACGAGGCATAATTTTTGCGCCTGTCGGAGCAGCTTTCGTGCCGAAAGAACTCTCTTTGGCAAAAACGACCGTACGTTTTGTGCCTTGTGAATTGCCTAGAATAGACATTGGGTTCTCCTATAGTTCATAAGCGGTAAAATAGATGGTGACGGGCAACGCAATGCTGTTATCCAACCGATGAAGGGAAGCGACAAGCGGTGGCTGCTGCACCATAATTTGCACATTTTCCTCAATCCAGACTTGCCCGAAAAAGTGGCGGCAGATCTCATCGGCTCGTTCCTCAATCGCCTTTGTCCCCTGATCTAGCGGATAGTAAAGCGTGACCTGGAAAAAACCGCTCTGTTTGGCTTTCGGCGCATTACCAATCGAGGCGGTTTCGTTGGTTGAAGTCGTCATTGATACGGTTTGATACGGCAGTTTCGGGCTGTCGATGATGCCCTCCCAAACCGTATTAAACGGATTGAGTTCGGTAAGATGTTGCTCTAATACCGAGCGGATAATCGGTCGCATCAGCTTACTCCTAATTGTGGATTGTTGCGGATAAAGGCCTGCATTTCCTGCACGGTAATTCGCACCATTCCATTAGGTGCTTGTATTGAATAACCGTTTTTGGTCTTGCCGGTCGGTTTTTTTGGTGGGTTCGGGTAAAGCCCATATTCGAGCATTGGTGCATAAGGTTTATTGGTAGCAATCACAATCATATCGCCGAATTTAGCACTATTCAGCACGGTTTGACTGCCGTTATAACTGCTCGGGAAACCATTTAATGCCACCGTCCAGCTACGCCGAAGTTGTCCGGTATCGACAGGCGATTTCTTCTGCACCCCACTTAAGGTTTGCAGGGCAATTACCCTTAACGCCCTATCCGCTTTTTGTTGCGTTTGTTCCACAAAACGGGCAATTTGAGCGTGAAAACTACCCATCGGCTTTTCTCCCTTGTACTTGATAAATCAGCGTGGTAGCTGCTGGGCGTATAGGCTGGACGTTGATGACCGACCATTTTTCGCCGTTTGCTTCAATCACGGCATTCAATACCGGTTTACAATCAGCGGTCAGATAAATCAATACATCGCCTTGCTGTACTAACAATGCTGAACCTCGATGGGAGTCATTTCCTGAATGAGGGAAATCAAACGCCAAATTGTCAAACAAGCAGTATCCCTTTTGAACGGTCCAGTTGCCTTTCTTCCGCTCACCGGTTGCCGGATTATAGCTGCCTTGTTCATTAATCGTTACATTGCAAGGTTGCCCGAATCGCTTAATCAACGAATGGGATATTTTCCCTAAATTGCCGTAAAAATCTGCCATTAGCTACGCTCCAATTTAACCGTGCCGAAAGACGCTCTATCTAACCAAGCCGCAAGCAACTGTTTTACATATTCAAACCGGTTCACGCTATTTTGTGGTGAACTGTTATCATAATTAACTGAAACAGGGCCAACTCTTACGCTGCTCATTTGAGCTTCTTGATTTGCGGTCAAGTTATCTTGCAATGCCAACTCACATACCGCAAATTGCACGGCTTTAGGAATACCGATAGCTTCAAAACCCTTGCGTGGAAATTCACGCTCTTGAGTAAGATCTGCTTTTTCGCCTGAAAAACGATAATTGAAATCCAGAAAATCAGAAGCTGACACCAATCGTTGCTGTTTTTCCTGATCGCTTAACGCATTCCACGCCTCACGGCTCATTCTGATGTCGTGATAGGCGTTGGCTTGCTCAAGCGTCATATAACTATTTAGCATCGTTTGTTCCGTCACTGCCCACCGCCTGAGTGAGTAAGGTTAGTAATGTTTCTTTTTTGGCATTCGCCTCAAAAGCAATGCCTAATTCAGTCAGTTTTTCCTTAATTTCTTCGGTTTTTAAGGTTTTCAAATCTTGACCTGATTTTTGGTTAGACTCAGGCAATTCAAACAACGGTAAATGTTGATAAGCTTGAGGTACGTTACCGCACACTGCATCTGCATTTTCTAAGGTGTCTGATGGGTAGTAAGCGTTCAGATTCCGCATTAATACACCGTGAGCTTTGGCAAAGGCAATGTTTTTTGCCGAAAAATCCGTTGTAAAATAAAGTATTCGTTTCATTTGCAAACTCCAGATAAAAAACAACCGCTTGTAAACCTTATCTACAAGCGGTTAAAAATTACTTCGTTTTTACCAATACACCGGCGGTGTCTTTGTTGGAAGTAACCGATTTATCCCAGTTAGTCGGTGTGCCTAGGGCGGTATCGTTCGGTGATTTACCACCAGCGGTCATATCCCATTTATAACCTAGGATTCCTAAGTTATAGGTCCATTCAGCTTGGTAAACTGCTGAAAGGTTTTCTCCGCCGGTTTTCGGCACTAACACGCTGTCAAAGTCATTGTTGCCGGAAACTACCACCGCATTTTCAACCAAGCCTAAGGTGTTAAATGTACCGTCTGAAGCCATTAAAGCCGGGCTGTCTGTGACGACAAATACACGCCCAAACGGGTCACGAATTACGTTCACGTTTTCGTACTTGAATAAGTTTTCCGCATTGGTTAAGGCATTATCGTATAAGCCGTGTAAGGTTGTGGAGTGCAACACCCACGCTTTAAGCGAACCGGCACGATCACCCATTTTCGCTGCACCTTTGTTTAAAATGCGGAATGTCGGAGCGGCGGTCTTTTCATCAAGTGTCATTGCTGTATTGCCACTAATTGCAGCAACCGTGCCGGCAATAGCCGTATTGAGCATATCAGCAACACGGGCTTTGGCAAGTTGTGTGCCGATTTCAATCGCCGCCAATTCAGGATTTAATAAAATCCATTTATATTGACTCGGCTGGTATTCAATCGGTGCTGTACCTGCCGCCACTTTAACTGCTACGTCCAGTAATTGCTCTAAACGTTTTGCATCTACCGTACCTGTACCGTACACATTACGGCGGCGAACTAAACCGGCAATACCTTTAAAGCTAGCACGGATATCAAAATCACCTTCAGCTGGCTTGTTCTGTAAAATGATTGCACCGCCTGATGCTACATTGAATTTTTCAATAGCCTGATCGACAGTTTCGGTCAAGGCTAATTGCGTTTGTTTGTTAAAAACCTGTAGGTCAAATGCCATTTTGATTTTCCTCTAAAAAGTGGTGCGATTGCACCGAAAATAAAAAAGGTGCAACCTCTTGCACCTTACGAATTTGCTTGAAGATAAGCGATACGCTCTTCATCTGTTTTGCAGTCCGATAATGTTTTCGGCATAGATGAACTGCGTGATCCGCCACCTGCTCCTGACCCACTTGAACCACTTGGTTTTAAAATAGCGTCTTTATTTGGATAAGCACTTACTAAAGCTTCTAATGCCTCTTCAAAATCTGCTTTTTCGCCCGGGCGGGTGCGACTAAAGATTTCGCCCCCGTCAGCAAATTTAGCTACCACTTTGCCGTCATCCGAAATACTAAAATGCTTACCGAAGAATGCCTGTACGACATCAGACGGAATATTCAAGTGTTCTTGAGCGTATTTAGACCGAGCAAACGAACCACCGATTAATTCAGCGTGTAACTGCTGTTGCAGTTTTTCGGCTTGAGCGGTTGCCACAGCTAATTTCTCATCGTAACCTTTGATGATTTCCGCTTTGACTTTTTCCGCATCACCGGCATCAATCAGCTTTTTAGCATCTAAATTGGCAACCGTCTTTAATGCCTCGAGTGCAGCTTTCGGATCGTCAATCCCTGAGAATGCTTTTAAGTCGGCTTCCGCTTTCTCTTTAGCTTCTCGATGTTGCTTTGCCTCAGCGTTCAGTTGTGTGATTTTCTGTGTCGCCTTTAGTGCATCGAACGGAATTTCCTTTCCGTCATCGTGAATATACACAGGCATACCATTTTCAACTACTACCTGTCCGTTTTCGTCTAATTTTAATTTCATTTGAGCTTCCTCTCATTGCTGGTGGGCTTCCGCCCGATAATAAAAAACCGCCTGTGATGGCTCACAAACGGTCAGTTTGGGGTAAAAAATTGCGATAAAAAAGCCTAGCGTTTTAGGCTAGGCTTGTAGATATTCCAATGCTGATTTGTATTTTTCTGCTCGTTTAAGATCCTTTTCAGTGATCTTGGGCAATCGCTCAAGGCAAAGATTATGAGTCAAATCAGCTAACTTAACCACCTTAGCAATAGGATTTGATTTTACTCTATCCAAGTAGCAAAAATAACTTTCGCCTTGCTTTTTAGTAATAGCCTCAACTGCATCAGCAATAACATCGCCAAATATATGACGAATATCATTAATTGAACACTGAGTATCTTCTACACTGTCGTGCAACCAAGCTACTGCTTCTGTCTCTTCATTTTTTGTGCTAATGTTTTCTGCAACAAAAGCAAGATGCTCAATGTATGGCTTTCCAGCTTTATCTGTTTGTCCATAATGCAGTTGGCGAGCGAATTGTTCAGCTTGACACATTTAATGTACCTTGATAAATCGGATTGCTTCCTTTTCTGAAATTTCCTCGTAAGCGTCAAATCCGCTTATCAAGATCTTGTCTGCCCAAAATGGGCCGAACTTATTATCCCAATCTTCTTGTTCAGGCTCATAAACCGAGAAACTAAGTAGATTGTCAGGCATACCACGAATAAGTTTTTGCTGTTCATTGCCAACTTGAGCTAAATAATACTGATACATTATTTTTTCTCCTTGATTAAATCAATGTTCTTTGGCTCTTTTAGATTAGCACTTAACTTCTGCATTTCAAGTAAAATTTCTGATTTTTTTGCAAGAGGTATATTCAGATCTCTGAATTTTTCATAGAGCTCGTGCAATTTACCGTTTTTCAACTCAAAACTTTGTTTTGTATGATATTGCAATTCAAAAATTATATTATTCTTTTCAATAAAAGTGCTCACAAACGTATTAATGCCCTTATAAGCATTATTTGATTTCCAAGTGTTTTTAACAATGATCGTAGAATAACCTTGTTTCTCCAAGTCTTTTTGCATTTTTTGGTATTGCTCAACAAAACGCTGTTCATCTAAGATTGCAGTGTAGCGAATAACATCTCGAATACTTGCTATCGCTTGCTCTTTTGACACTCCGGCCATTATTTCCGTATCAATTTTTCGCTGCAAAGATGATAGTGATTTCAAGCGAAAATCTAAGCCGGCAGGCTCGCCCCCAGATGCTGTAATAATTGATACTACATCACGAGTAATCATAGGCTCAACTGCAACAGCCTTTTTACGGACAAGTTCCACACTATCCATTTTATCTACCGAAGAACTATTTTTTAATGAATATAGCTCTTTTAGTGTCAATGGTCTAGCACTTTGATCTAACATATCGCTAAACGTTATCACTCCCCGCCGCCACAAATCCGCCTTGCCTTTGCCTAGCGCTTTATCTTGCTCTTCCGGTGTTTTGCTACTGAGCCACTCTTCATAGTTTGTCTTCTCCGACACTTGCCCGTCTGCACTCGCCCTAGTGCTTTTCGGCGTTTCTTTCACATCATCAAAGCCTAACTCTTTCCAGTCTTTCATCACCAGTTGCAGAATCGAACGACAGCGAGGGTGAAGTGGTGGGCGTTGATACGGCAAACTGTGTCCGATAGGCTTGTAATCAGTATCCCACATCTTACCGTCTCGCACTTGACAAACAGTACTGGTGCGGGTATCGAGCGTTGATAAGTGCATCTCACCCTTAATTAAATCAAGATTTTCATCTCGCAATGCCTTGTGAGCATCGTCCGCCACTTTTGCCACAGCAGTAATGACAAGTGTATCAGCGTGCCGTCTGGATATACCAAATAATTCAGCCGTAGCTTTGGCAATCTCAGGCGTTTGCCTACCCTCTAACAAGCCTTGCCGAATGGTGCTTTCAAATTTAAACGAAAGCTCTGTTCCTTGCTTTTCAAACCAACTTTCAAGCGGCATTCCGGCAATAATAGTCGCTTGTTGCGTAGCTTTACGTTGATATGACGGCACTTGATTGAAAAAATCATAGCCGATTTCATCATTGTAAAGCTCAGTCAGTGCCTGTTTTTCAACCGCAAAAAAACCGCTTAATTCAGGCTGAATGTAAGCGGTCGTTTCTTGGTAATTTTTTGCAATTTCTGCTTTGAGTTCTTTGAGCAGTTTATCCAACTCTCTTTTCGGTAAGGCATCTATCCCGGCTGCATTAATTCGGTTTAATAATGCCTTTTGCGTTTTTGAGAGTCGTTGCCAAACTTGATTTCGTAAATGAGCATCAAAACGGAACTGCAATATTTTACGATCTGTTAATGCGTGAGCGATCCGTTTAGCTAGCGGCGTTTTCACTTTGGTTCGAATTGAATGGATTTGTAAAGTCATCGCTTAAACCTTCCGCTTGTAACCTTGCTTGTTCGTCTTCCCATTTTGCACTATCTGACAATAAACCTCGTCTTTTAGCTTCTTCAAACGTAGAGTGATTTGAAATGACACCGGCATTGCGTAGCTGAATAATGGTTGCCATTGACGCATTTGGATCTAAATCATTGTCGATATTGCCTGAAATTTGCGAAGTCCCAACTTCATCAACGCCGATACCTAGCCAATGCCCAATGTACTCAAAAGCCAAATCGAGAGCATCTTCAAATTTGTTAGCATAATGTCTAAGCTGTGAGATCTCTTTACCTGCTTCATCTTTAGCTTGGCTATCCGTCATTGCCAATGCTGTTTTAGTGAGCAATTTTGCACCGGCAGTTTTCATTTGATCTTCCAGCTCTTTCAAGCTGGTTAAACCTGCATCAATAGATGACCCTGAATGCTCAATAAACTGCATTGTACTGTCTTTCGGCAGAGATATTGCACTTGAGCCGATTTCAAGGGATTTTATTTGAGTATCAGAGAAAATAGCTAATAGCGGTACACGAGCAATATTCAAAATATTGTCTTGATCTGACTGACTTTGCCAGTGCTTAATATTTAAATAAGCCAGCTCCATTAAAGGCGGCTCACCCATTCCCCAAACATCAATCGGTTTAGTGATAAATGGAACAATAGGCACAAATGCAAGCGGTGTATTTTGAGCTTTGATTTGCATATCAGCAACCAGTGATAAGCCACCCTCATCGTTCTTATATTTTCGGACACGTCCGATTTCATAAACATAAATGTAGTTCACCTGTTTAGAAGCAAACTCGCCATCATCTTCTGTAACTGTCTCTTTATAACGAAATTGGGTAAAAGCAGTTTTACCGTTGATTTTGGCTGTTTTAAAGCCCAGCACTTGTTGCGGCTTAATATGCACCAAATACGGACGTGCATTTTGAGCTTTTTCTTCTGCAAGACTGCGGGCATTCTCTACCCTCACAAAATCCACCAAGCAATAAGATACGCCATAAGCCAATGCAGCATAAAACCAACGAGAAGCGAATACATCAAGATTGTTACCCTCTAAATCAATATCATCAAACAATGGTTCGATTTGTTTATGCACATCCTCTACGTTGATCGGATTAAAAAACACTCTCCCCAACATCTGCGAAAGCGTTTCCCTCAATGCCGGATAAAGCGTAGAACGATTTAATCGGTTTTTATATCCATCTTCCTCTTCCATTTTCATTTTATAGAGGTAGGTTTGACCCGCTTGTCGCATTTTTTGTGTGCCACCGAGTAAATCATCGATGATTTTTGTTTTTGCTTTTAATGCCGCAAAATCGGCTGAGATGGAGTTAGGCATTGTTACCTCATTTTAATAAACCTTTAATGCACATTGCTTCGCCTCGCCTCTTGCCTGAATAAGAGGATTTAAGGCATAACGAATGGCATCAATAAAGTGGTTATGGACATCAATCACGACAGGCAATACATCGCCCGACAAGCGGTCGGTTTTGTACGAATAAAGGCGAAATTCGTTGAGCGTTTGCTGACAGCGTGGGTGAATAAAGACTTTGCCGTAGGACTTAATATGCTCAATGCCGTCTTCCACCGAGCCTTTCCACTTCTCCACACCGATAATGCGCGGTAAGCCGTGACGTTTGAGGTAACTAATTGACTCAGGACGCGCCGAATCTGCACGCACAACGTGATCGGCAATTTGTGGCACGCCTTTGGCAATAAAGTCTGCGGTGTCGTCAAGTTCTAAGCCCACTTTGCCTGCTTCAAACTCGATGTACAGATCGCCATTAAATACCCAGCATTTGACCGCCGCCGTCGGATCTTGCGCGAAACCAAAATCTAAGCCGTAATATGGGCCATCAAAATCAGGGTTCGGCACAAATTCCATTTCTTGATATTTACCGCGAAAGATTTGCGCTTCGCTCGCTTCCAAATAAGCACCTTCCCAAATCCAGCGATAAGTCGCATCATCAAGCCGCTGTTTGTCATTTAGCCGCTCTTGCTCGAGCACATCAGGAAACCAAGGATTATCTTGGTAGCTCATTTCAATTATGCAGCTGTTTTCAGGTGGATTTTGCCTGAAGCGAGTATCTGTTGCGCTCCCTCTATTTTCCGGGTTCCAAGTTACCCATATTTCGGAATTATTCTCACGCACGGTTGGAATTAATTTCCGCCAAGCAGTTTCGCTTACTGTTTCTGCTTCATCTATCCACGCAATCAAAATACGGGCTTTAGATTTGATGCTATCTAAGTTATGCCGAAGTCCGGAAAACACATAAGAAATCCGCCCATCTTTAGTGCGAACATACTTCTCGCCGACATCAAAAAAATTTGCTAAAAAAGGCTCAGACTTGATCGCCTGTTTAACTTCTTCAAGAGAGCTTTCTTCCAATGAGTTCATAAACTCACGACCGCAAAGAATAACGCCACTTTCCCCTTGCATTGCTCTTTTATAAGCAGACACTGCCGACATTTTGGCAAATGCCCGAGTCTTGCCTGAACCTCGCCCACCATAAGCACCTTTGTAACGATAATCTTTGGCAAAAACAGGCAACAGTTTAGGTGGTAGTTCAATCTGTGCTTTCATCGTCTAAACTCGGAGCAATTAATTCAATCACCATCGGTCGATTCAGTGAACCATCAGAATTAATTAAATCAACCTTGTCTTTAAACATTCCTAAATGTTTACCTAGTAACTCAAGAGCTTTATTTGCGGCGGCAGGTTCGAATTTTGTTTTTGCAATATCAAAACCGACCAACTCACCATTGTCATTTTTTGCAACATCAGTTTCTGTCACAATTTTTTTACCAGTACTCATTGCAATAACTTCAAGCAACCCATTTAGCACATCATCTTGTGTAATTTGAGTTCGCTCCGAGCGTTTATTTTTAGCCTCCTGAATTGCACTTCTGATTTCAGGTTTTCTCAGGTTCTCTTCTCCGATTGAGTATGCTGTTTTTTCGCTATACCCAGCTCTAATCGCAGCTTGAGTCGCATTCAAGTCAATCAGATACTCTTCTACAAATCGTTTCTGTTTATCAGTTAATTTACCCACGCCTTTAGACGTGGCTTTAACCTCGCCTTTTTTAGTCATTGGGTTAAATTCCTTTACTTCATTGCATTTAATAGATTAGCAATAGCATTAATCAGCTTTGGCGACACGAACGCCAAAATAGGGACTGTTACTGCTAGGCTTATTTGCCATAAACCATATT